TCGCGATGGGCTTCGACATGGACGAGGTGTCCGATCTGGATAGCTCAACCGACAGCGACACGATCACCGAGAGCGAAGAGGAAGCCCGCCGGGGCTACAGCCTGAACACCGACGAGGACGAGAACCCAATTGATCCTTCGATGAAGAAGGTGATGGTGACGGAAGCCTACATGCGGATCGACATCGACGGGACCGGCAACCCAACGCTGCACCGGGCGATCATGGGCGGCAACGCCTACAAGCTGCTGTCAATCGAGCCGTGCGACGAAATCCCCTACGCCATCTTCGAGGTGGACCCCGAGCCTCACACAATGCTGGGCCGATCGATTGCAGATCTGACGATGGACGATCAGGACACCGCGACGTCGATCCTGCGGGGCGTCTTGGACAACGTGGCGATGGTCAACAACCCTCGCATCGGCGTGGTAAAAGGCAAGGTCGAGATCGACGACGTCCTGAACAACGAGATCGGGGCGATCATCCGCCAAGATGCTCCCGGCATGATGGAGGTCTACGCGGTCCCGTTCACCGCCGGACAGACGCTCGGCGCTCTGCAATACATGGACCAACTCGTAGAGCAGAAGACAGGCGTCACTAGGGCAAGCATGGGCCTCGATCCAGATGCCATGCAGTCCACGGCCAAGGCCGCCGTCAGCGCCACTATACAGGCCGCTGCGGGGCAGGTTGAGACGATGGCCCGGAACCTTTCGGAAGGCGGGATGCGCCGCCTCTTCGGCCTCCTGTTGCGCCTCATGGTCAAACACGCTGACGGCGAGAAGCTGATGCGCCTCAACGGCAATTTCCAAGCGGTTGATCCCCGGGTCTGGGATTCGTCAATGGACGTCTCGGTCAACGTCGGTCTCGGCACTGGCCGGGAAGAGGAAAAGGCCGCCGCGTATCGCGAAATCCTCGGGATGCAGATGCAGATCTGGCAGGCATACGGCCCGTCGAACGGCGTCGTGTCGCTGACCGGGATCCGAAACACCTTGCAAGACATGATGGCCTCAGCGGGGATCAGGAATGCCGAGCGGTATTTCAACCCGATGAGTCCCGAGATCGAGCAGCAGATGGCGATGCAGGCGCAACAGGCCGCCGCTCAACAGCAGCAGATGACCGACCCCAACCAGGCCTACATGATGGTCGAGCAGGCCAAGGCTCAGGCCCGGATGCAGACCGAGGCACAACGCGCCCAGCTTGACGGCCAGAAGGCGGCTGCGGATCACCAGCGCAAAATGATGGAGATGGCAGCCAAGATGGACCTTGAGCGGGACAAGATGGCTCAGGAGCTTGCCCTAGACAACGCCGAGCTACTGGCTAAATACGGCCTCAAGGCGAACGAGATGGCCATCAAGGCCGAGCAGAACGCACCGCGCAATCCGATGGGGGTCATTGAATGACGCCGGAGCAGCGCCAACTGAACGCCGAACGGATACTTTCTGACGAGACTTTGCAGGAAGCCTTAAATGTGATAAGGCAGAATGCAGTTGGGGTGTTCACATACCCCAAGTCTTCGCAGGAAGAAATCATGGAAGCGCACCGGATGGTCCGGGCGCTTGACGCCTTCGAGACTCAACTCCAATCGTTCGTCATGGACGGGAAGATCTCGGGGCATCGCAAGAGGGGGCAGCACCGTGGCTGACACGACTGCAATCGACGGCAACGACATGGACGATGTTGCCGACAACCTGATCATGGATCAGGAACCCGCCGCTGAGGAGCCGGAGGCCGACGGTCTTGAAGACCAGGCACAAGAACCCGACGACGAAAGCGAGCAGGAAGAGGCGGTTGACGAGACCGCAGAAGAGGATGACGACGACCAAGAAGCCGAGGAGGCCGACGAGGAGCCAGCAGAAACGCTCTACACCGTCAAAGTAGACGGTCAGGAGAGGCAGGTATCCCTTGATGAGCTACGCCGAAGCTATTCTGGCCAAGGATACATCCAGGAGCAGATGAGGACCGTTGCCGAGGGGCGAAAGCAAGTCGAGCAACTGTATCATCAGCTTCAGCAGGAGACGCAGCAAGTCACTGCGCTTCGCCAGCAGCTAGAAACAGGGGGCATCCCTGCGCAGCCGACTCCACCGAGCCGCGATCTTTTCGAAAAGGATCCGATCGGATACATGGAGGCCAAGATCAAATACGACGACGACTTGGCAAAGTGGCAAGAAAAGGCGCAGGAGTTGCAAGCGGTAACCACCCGCCAGCAACAGATGCAGCAGCAGGCCTTGGCTTATACTCTCAAGCAGGAGATGGCCAAGTTGCAGCAGGCGATCCCGGAGTTCGCAGACCGCGAAAAAGGTCCGCAGCTACGGAATGCCATCCTTGAGACCGGGGTAGAATACGGGTTTGCGCCCGAGGAACTATCCGAGGTTGCCGATAGCCGCGCTGTCCGCGTTCTACACGACGCCATGAAGTATCGCCAGTTGATGGCGGCTCGCGGTGACGTTCAGAAGAGAGTCGATAAGGCCCGCCCGATGGTCAAGCCAGGGGCAAAGCAGTCGGCAAACGCAGGCAAGGCAAAGCAAAGGAAGCAAGCTGAAGGTCGAATGCGTTCCACCGGCAGCGTCGATGATGTTGCCAAATTCTTGCTCAGTTAAACCTTTGGAGTAGCCAACATGGCTGTCAATGCAAATACCAACGAGACCTATGACGTCTCGACCATACGTGAAGACCTTCAGGACGCGCTGATCTCGATCAGCCCGACCGAAACACCGTTCATGTCCAGCGTCGGACGCCGGTCGGTCAGCAACACCTACTTCGAGTGGCCGGTCGTCACCCTGACCGCACCCAGCACGTCGAACCGCGTGGCCGAAGGCGAAGCTGCCCCCGGCAACGACGCTCCGACCAACGCTGTCCGCTTGGCCAACTACACCCAGATCTCCGACAAGGTGGTCGAGGTGTCCGACACCAACGAGGCCGTCAACGGCGCCGGTGACGCTCAGAAGCTCGCCAAGCAGATCGCATATAAGCTTCGCGAGTTAAAAAGAGACATGGAACAAATGGTCGTCGGGGACAACAACGCTGCCGTTGCTGGTTCCTCCGGCACGGCCCGTGAAACCGCATCGCTCTCGGCGTTCCTCACTTCGAACGTTGATCGCGGCACCGGCGGCGCGAACGGCACCCTGTCCGGCTCAACCTCTGGCTACCCCAACGCTGCGGCCACTGACGGCACCCTGCGGGCGCTGACAGAGACCATGCTGAAGGACGTCATCGCAAGCTGCTGGGACAACGGCGCAGAGCCGTCCATCGTCCTCTGTGGCTCCGGCGTGAAGCAGAAGATCTCCTCGACCTTCACCGGCTCCGCGACCCGCTACCGGGACATCTCGGACAAGAAGGTCGTCGCCTCGATCGACGTCTACGTCAGCGACTTCGGTGACCTTCAGATCGTTCCGTCGCGGTTCATCCGCTCGCGTGACGTCTTCGTCCTCGACCCGAGCTACGCCCGGATCGCCTACCTGCAAACGACGAAGCAGAAGCCCCTGGCCCGCACCGGCCACGCCGAGCGCCGCCTGATTTCGACCGAATATGGTCTTCAGGTTGATACACAGGAAGCACACGGCGTTATCGCTGACATTAATCCAAGTCTCTGATATCTAAAGACTTTCCTGATAAGGGCGGCTTCGGTCGCCCTTTTCTTTTGCCATGATTTTGGTGATACCCGTGCAGCTGATTGGCGGCTTTCCTCGCAGCAACTGCATCGTCTTTTGAGTCAAAGTATCCCAAGAACTTGTATGCATCGCCAGCTTTGATTCTCGCGACCCATTTCATTCGAGCCTTGTCCCAGCTGACACCCACAACACCCGAGGCGTTGTCGCTCCTGAGCGAAGCGTTCCTGTTGTTCTCTTGGCGGCTGACGTCCCGCAGGTTGCTTATTCTGTTGTCGGTCCTGATGCCATTGATGTGATCAATGTGGTTCTCTGGCCAATCGCCATAAGTCATGGCCCAAGCAACTCTATGGGCCAAAAGCCTGTGTTCGTTGAACCTCAGATAGATATACCCGTCTTTGTCTTGGCTCGATATTTTCACCCCGGCCCACCTTGTGTTCCATCGGTCAACATACTTCGGGTTCATGACGCTGGCATCGCGCTTCTTCCACGTCAGGATGCCTGTCTCTGGGTCGTAGTCCAGCAATTGACGAAGCAGATCGACCGGGGGTAATGTGCGTTCAAGCATGGCGCTTTTCCTTCTTGCTCGGGGCGCTGTGTGGTGCCGAGTAGGATTGCACTCCTCTCGGCACCCTTATCATACCTGCGTTTTCCGCAAATGCGCAATGCTTTCCTTGATCCGGTTTTTGGTGTATGGTCGCACCACAATACTCGAGGGGGGTAGTCCCATGAAAATCAAGATCACATCCAGCATCGGCATTTGGATAGACGGTGAGCCACGCCCGATCGGCTACGTCTGCACCTTGGACGATGACGTGGCCAAGGCCATGATCGACAAGGGCCACGCTGAACAGGTGAAGGTCGGACGGAGGCCCAAAAATGAAGGATGACTTCAGCATCAGCGAGAAGTTCGACCTGATTGACGGCAAGATCCACGTTCGCCGGACCCAGGACGTTCAGTCTCTGATCGAGCAGAACAAGCACGAGGCCGAGGTTGCCCCGTCGATGTTTGGCCAGGCCCGGGTTCGCAAGCTTGGGAGCATCCCGTTTGTCGTGGCAGAAACATGGTCACGAGAGTGCGGGGCGGCTATCGGGACGAAGGAGTTTGCGCTATACTGCAAGCGCAAGCTGATGGACGGCGATTTCGCCAAGTTTCGGATCAAGGACGCCTGATCAATGGCTGATGAACTGCACACCCCAAACCATCGCTGGTATCAACCTCGGAACCACATTGCTCTGGCCAAGGAAGATTTCAGCAAGCAGTGGATTTACGACAGCGGGATCCAGAAGATTGACGCCTGGATTGCCTCGCAGCCTTGGGGTGACGTGTTCTCGCCATCGTCACTGTTCTCCTCCGGCGAAGAAGGTGCTTGGTATGAGCCGTCTCAGACCACTGCGTTTCAGTCCACGACTGACCTGACGCCCTGTGACTACGGTGATGCCTGTGGGTTCTTGCTGGATAAGTCTCAGGGTGCTGGCTACTCGGGCGGTAGCTTTACTGGGCTTGGGACTGAGTTGGTTGCTGGTGGCGAGTTCAACGATGCCGGGGATGTGGCTGAGTGGACTGCTGGAAATTCTGTAATTAGTTTTGACTCTGGCACTATTAGGGTTGATGACACTCTTAACGCTGGTGATAATAGTGCGGCTTATCAGACTGTCACAACCGTTGTTGGAAAGGTTTATTTGTTAACAGCAGAGGTTGTTGACGAGGGACCTACATCGGCATCTTTAATTGGGTGGTCTGATGGCTGGGGCGCTGCAAAAGTTACAGGTGATCTCTTTACTAAGATTGATGTTGGGAATGGCCAGCATCAAGTAATATTTACAGCTTTGTCTACATCTAGCACTATCGGCCTTTTGGTTGGTGGAACGGGCAGCGCCACTTTCGACAACATCTCCGTCCGTGAACTCCCCGGCAACCACGCCACTCAGACCTCCGCACCCTCTCGCCCTACCCTTGCCCGTGTGCCTGAAGGTGGGCGTAGGAACCTGCTGGAGAGCACGCACGACCTGACGGTTTGGGCTAATAGTGGTGGAGATGGCATCACTAAAGTGCGTAACGAAACTGGCATTGATGGCGTTGCTAATACTGCTACAACGCTGACTGACGACTTTCCAGCCTTTGAGGGCACATCAAAATCTGTTACAGTCGCAAATGACAGTTCGCCATACACTGTGTCTGTCCACGTAAAGAAAACAACGTCAGCAAGCAATTTCCCCGGAGTCTCACTGTCTTTTGCAGGCGGAACGACTTTAACTTACCAAGTTACGATAGACACCGACAATGGTGCTGCTGCGGATCGTGGTTCAGCAGACGCCGTCTCAGGTATCACTGTGACAGATGAAGGTGATTTTTGGCGTGTGTCATATTCTGGGGCTAACAATAGCACAGGAAATACTACTGCTAGCATTATCATATATCCTGCTGTCACTACAACATACGGCGCGGCTTGGTCTGGTGCGGCTACTGGTTCTGCCGTTTTTGATGCCCCTCAACTCGAAGCAGGCTCCTCCGCCACAGCCTACCAGAAGGTCGTAGACGAATACGACATCACCGAGGCTGGGGTTACCTCTCTGGACTACCTGTCGTTTGATGGGTCGGATGACAAGATGGCTACTGCCTCTATCGACTTCACTGGCACGGATGAGATGAGCGTGTTTGCTGGGGTCAGTAAGCTGGGGGACGTGCTGGCCACTCTATGGCATCCCGGTACCGGGCTTACAAATGGCGACTTTCAAGTTTATGCCCCACGAACAACCGGCCCCACTAACGGTGACTACGGGATTATTTCGCGCGGAACAACATCAGCCGAGGCTTCAACTGGCGCTGGCAGTTACTTAACCCCGTCCACTGACATAATCACAGGGTACGCAAAAATATCAACGCCAATAGTGGCAATTCGTGCCAATGGTAGCGAAGTGGATAGTAACAATGCAAGCCAAGGGTCAGGGAATTTTGGAAATGAGGTTTGCTATATTAGTTCGCGTGGAGCAGATAGATTTTTCAGCGGCAACCTCTACGGCCTAATCGTCCGGGGCGCATCGTCCACCACAGACGAAATCACCAACACCGAAGCCTACCTAGCAACACGCAGCGGAGTAACGTTATGAGACTAACTATCGCAACCCCCGCAGCGGAACTGGATGACACCCGCAACCTTGCAGTGGCTCTGGGCTGGATGAACGGCTACACCCCTGCCGAGTGGGAACAGTCCTTCTCCGCGCAATACCAAGACGCACAGGGCGGCATCTACCATATCTCGTCCTTCGAGGCTTCTACGGCTTGGATCGCTGCTGCAACCCAGATGGGGCCTGTTGAGCGTCCTCCCGAGGATGTAGGCACTTGGGACGAAGAGACGCAGGAGTATGGCGCACCTTATGTCGTAAACCTGACAGGCGCTCGTCGTGCTCAAGACCGTCTGGTCATCTGGCAGCCTGCAACGCCTGATCCTGAGACTGGTGAGATGCCTGCAAACCCTGTCCCCCA